ACCCAGCCGGGCAGGTTGGCGGGAGCGATGCCGCCAAACGTCGACGATGCGCCGCTGCCGGCGATGTCGTCGAATGAGTTCAGCCGCTTGCCCGCGATGGCGGTGGCGCTGCCACCGAAACCGGGGAAAGTTCCGCGCAGGGCGAGGATGTCGTCGGTTGCAACGGCGGTGGCGCCGAGGGCCACGACAGCACCGGTTGCGGGGTTGATGACGTCATTGATGAACGTGACCGTACCGGCTACGTTCGCTGAATTTGCTCCGACGACGGCAGCGACCTTGCTCTGGCACCGGACGGTGTAAGAGAAGGTCAACGACGTATCGACGAAATTGTACGACGCGCCGGGAATAAACAACGACACGTCGAGGAACGAGATGGTTACCGTGGAATCGGCAGCGGTGCCGGACCAGGTGGCGACGGCCTGGGGGACGACGGCGCCGGCGTACAGACCACGGCCGATGTGACGAGCAACGCTCTTTGCCGAGGCGTCAAGTTTGGCGTCAAGCAGTTTGGTCAACTCCTTGTCGGCGAGCTTGCCAAGCGCGGCCTGCTTGCCCAGCGAGACGCGCGTGGTGACCATGGTGGGCACAAAGCGGGCCTTGACGGGGGTGGTGGTTTGGCCGTTGGGCCGATTGTCGAAATCCAGGGCGTAGGTGGTCGCGGGCGACTCACCGACGTCGGCGGTGACGGTGAGTTCCTCGCCGTCCTGTTCGACCTTCTCAAGGACACCGCTGCCGATGAGCGGGGACATGTTGTTGATCGTGTTGACGAAACGCTCGGGGCCGAACTCGGCAATGATGCCGCTGATGCTGTTGATTGTGACGTTTGCGAGAGCCATTTGAGAACCTCAGAGAAGTGGTTTCTCGTCGTCAGGATTGACGGCGAGCGTCAAGGAAATCGAGCATTCCCCTGGCGTTGTTTGCAAACCGACCAGTCCCGCCGGATGCTCCCCCGGGCGCCCTTGCCCCGACGGGGGCGTTGCTGGCGACGGGGGCGGACTGGCGAGGGGCGTAGCCAAGTGCCTCAAGCCGCTTGACCTCCCGCTCATGAATCAAGCGCGCGGCCTCGCTGGCACTGAGGTCATGGCGCGCTTTCATGGCGGCGATGACGTCGGCGCGATTGGCAAGGCGATGCGTGGCCAACGCGCTCTCGATTTGCGTCGAGAGTCGCGCCTTGATTTGCTCGCGCTCGGCTTCCATCACAAAGTTCTGCTGCATCTCGCGCAGTTTTGCTTCGTGCTCTTGGGCGAGGGCGTCGGCGCGCTCCTTCGCTCTCTGCGACAACCTGACGTCAGCAAGCTCCTCGTCACGAGCGTCGTACTGCACACCTTCACGCAGCTGCTGACGGAGGCGTTCGTTTTCCTCCTGCAGGAGCTGCGCAGCTGTGCTGTACCGCTGATTCTCGTGAACGAGACGAGCCGATTCCTCTCGCGCTGCTTTCACGTTGTCGCTGAGTTTCCCGATGCGAGCCTTGAACGCTGCCATGGGGACAACGTCGGCCTGTTTGCGTTCGTCTGGTGCGTCGACACCCTCGGGGCTGTCGGCGGCATCATTACCCGGTGACGATACCGGTGAGTCACCCGATGAAGCAGGCTCTCCGGCGGGTGAGCCCGGGGCCTGGGGGGTTGCAGTGGCTGCAGCGGCGCGCTTGGCGGCGATGTGGGCCATCATGCGAGACTGCGTGGACGCCGGGGCCTGAGTGGCACTGGTGTCCGCTGTGTCGGTGGGCGAGACCGAAGATGCGCCCGAATCAGCCGTCGATGCGGCAGAGGTGGTAGACATGTTACATAGCTAGCACTGTACTTAGTTATGTGCAACGATGCCGCATCAGGAGGCCACATGGCGCGACGATTGACCCCCGAGGATTTGGTGTTGACGGCAGCCGAGAAACGTGCTGCGCAGGTGCAGGCCGAAGGTGGAGCCGGCAATCGAGCCATCGGCGGGACCATCGGGAGCCTCGCCGGGGCTGGTCTTGGTGCTCTCGGATTTCTCGGCGGGCCTGCTCTCGGTGCGGCAACGCTCGGCCTTGGGTCATCCATCGGCGGCGCTCTCGGCGGCATGGCTGCCGATGCGTTGTCTGAAGACGAGCTGCAAAGCGCCGATGACACCCTCGACGAGGGTGAGATGGAGCGGCAAAAGAAGCTCGCGCGCTACAAGCTGCGACAGGATGCGCTGAACGCGCTGATGAGCGAGGACTGAGATGGCCGACCTCCCGCTGACGTCGTCGATTCTCGAAGATTTCAACAAGCACAAGCGCCAAGGGGAACGCATCGCGCTCCCCTATCGGCAGCTGGGCGAGCTGTGCGAGATGTTCGTCGGCGGCCGTCAATGGGGCGTCTACAGCGGGCAGCGTCGACAGGTCATGAAAGACGCATGGTTCGACGACGAGAACGTGCCCCGTTCGCATATCAACGTCTGCCAAGGGCTGATGACGACGTTCTCGTCGTTGCTCAACAAAGACCGCCGCAGCGCCCTCGCGACGGCGTCGACACCCGACGACCCCGAGGACATTTACAACACGGAAATCACCAACCGCGTCATCGACTACATCGCGCAGGAACAGAAGACGGCGAGCAAGATTCACCAGGCCGTGCAGTACGCTTTTCAAGACGGCACTGCAGGCGTCAAAGTATGGCCTGATGAGGTTCGCGGCGAGGTTCGTTGGGCCCGTCTCACCATCCACGATTATTGGATCGACCCCGTAGAGGATTGGCACGACGCCAAGTGGGTCATTTTCGAGAATCACTACGGTGCCGATGAAGTCGCGGCGATGTGGGAAGCTGGCGGGATTGCTGGCCTTCCCCCCGAGGAGACCGAATACGTCAACGCGGCCGGCGAGACGGTCTGTGGAATCGTCGGGTACGAGTACTGGGTGCGGCCTTCGAGGAAGTTCCCCGAGGGCGTCTTCGCCGTCATCATCGGCACCGTCATCGTGGTCCGCAAGGCGTACCCGCTCATCGTCAACACCGAGGGCGACCGCAAGGAGTCGTTGCTTCCCCTGTCGCTGATGAAGATTCGCTTCCGTCGAGACAGCGCCTACGGAATCACTCCCCTTGCCGACGTCATCAACCTTCAACGGCTGCTGAACGAGACGCACGCGCGCACCATCAAGGTGATGCGACTGGTGACGAACCCACAGATTGCGATGCCGAAGCCCCTTGCGGATTCCATCGACATCACGCGCACCAATACCATCGACTACGACCCCAAGATGGACGACGCGCGGTCGAAGATATTCGCTGTCGAACTGGGCGCGGTGGGCCTCGACCTATACAAGCTGCGCGACGACGCAAAAGCTTTCATGTTCGACGTCGTCGGCCTCAACGAGGTGACCAGCGGCGGCGCTGCCCCGACGCTGAGCGGGCGAGCAATCGAGGCGTACTACGAGCTGGACGCGCAGAAGAACAGCGACGCGTTGAAGTCGCTCGAGGACATGGTGCTCGATGCTTGGCGCCTGTGCCTTGCCATCATCCAGCTTTTCTACCCTGCCCCTCGGGTGGCAGAGATTACGCGCATGGATGCGGCCGACGTGTTCACCTTCACCGGCGCCGATGTGCAAGGCAAAAACATCAGACTAGAATCGGCCAGCGAGTTGGAGCGCCGCACCGACGTCCGTGTCGGGAAAGCCGTCGAGAATGCCCAGGCCGGCGTCGGCGGGGCGCAAGACATCGCGACGGCGCAGAAGTCTGCCCCGAACGCGGTGGCAAAGCAGGCGGCGGACCTCGCGGTGCGCACCTACCTCGCAGCGGGTGACGTCGACATCAACGTCAACGATTACAGCATCCCGGCGCTACGTGAAAGCATCGCCCGGGCGAAGTCGCGGGCCATCGCGCAGGGCCGCAAGTCGGATTTCGTCGACTTGGTGCTGCTCGAAAACATCATCAGCGACCAGATTGAGGGCAGCGAACCAGACACCGGCGAGACGTCGCCGACGATGCCCGACCAACAACCAACGCAGCCTGAAGGCTAGGAGCAACCATGGCAACGTCTCTCGTCAATCGCGCAGGGTTCGGCATTTTCATCAACGCAGGCGCCGTTTCCGACGGCAGCGCCGTCCTCGGGACGACACCGGTCAAGGTCACGCTCCCCGACGTCACCGTCAACGGTGGCCTGCTCGCATACGTTTTGGTGCGCGTTGTGAACCCAAACGCGGCGGGGGTGGTGCTGGCGACCAAGATTGTCCCCCGGGGTGCAGCTGCCCCGACGTTTGACGCGACGTTCTCCGCGACCGGCGGGCGCCATGTGCTCGGCGGACAGTTCGACGAGTTCATCATGAACTCAACCACGGAGCTCTACATCGTCGCGAGCGCCGCAGCTTCCTCGTGGGGCGTCAACTCGCAGCACGTCCACTGAACGGCGCCTTGTCGACCATCATCACCAACCGGAGCGCATCACATGGCCATCCCTCGCCCTGACACTCGACGACAACCACCGAAGCTCCCCCCACAGATGCGTCCCTTCGACGACCTCGACGGGCTGGCGGCATCGAGGATGCCCGCAAAGCCCAGCACCGAGCGGCCGGTGGGTGCGACGCAGGCGCCGACGGCCATCGAGACTCGCAGCGACAAGCGGGAGGACGAGCGCCGGCGGGCCGACGAGCAGGCCCAGGCCGCGCAGGCCGAGGCGGCGGGGCAGGGCGGGGGCGTGCAGTACACCAGTGGGAAGGCCAGCGACAAGGACGCGCGAGACAAGCAGATGGAAGCCGGGCTCGCCGCAAAGGGCGACGACGGCATGGACGAGCTGGCGCGCGCACGGCAAGCGGCGGCGCAGGAAATCGACGCGCGCAACGCCCAGGCCGCGATGGACCAGCGCTCACGCGCCGGTCTCGGTGGCCTCGGGTTGTCGGGTGCTGCATCGGCGGCCGAGGGCGACCTTGCCCGGCAACAGGCGCGGACGAAGGTGCTCACCATGCAGGAGTTCGACCAGGCCGCCGAGGAGTTCGACCAGGCCGCCGAGGATGCGAAGTTCACCGACATCCAGCGGCGCGCAGCCCTCGATGACCTCGAAGACGCGGCCGACGTCGACTACAACGGCGACGGCAGGATTGCCGGGCAGACCGCAGGCGAGCGCAAGCAGGACCAAGAACTTCAGTCGGTCATTCTCCCCGACAAGGCCGACGAGTACGTCGCGGGCAACAAGGCCAGCGCCAAGGAAATCACTGCGGCCGAGTTCAGGTTGCTTAGCGGAACAGGCACACCGGACGCGGACGGATACCTGTACCTCATCACCGATGAGACCCCCCGTCGGTTTCTCAAGGTGAAGGCCAGCGCAATCGGAGCAGGAAGGTCGGACTGAACCATGCTCATCAATCGCGCCACAATTCGCCGTCAGCTCGCCGGGGAACCTCCCGAGGACACCGGCTCACCCGAGGCACGCGCCGGCGCCCTGGACGAGCTGGGAGCCGTCGACGCAATCCCCGCAGGCCCGGGCCTCCCACCACCGGAGACCAGGGCGATGCAGGGACGAGCATCGCCGATGTCGCAACAAGCGCGCACCGGACGGGCGAGCCTGCTCGGTGATCGCTGATGGTCCGCGCATTTGGGCCGAACGTCGACCGCATCGTTCGGCGGGCGACCATCGTCTACAACGCCGACGACATCAGGCGGAACATCACGCTGCGATTGCGTGACGGGCAGCCGTGCGTGCTCGAGCTCGGCGATGACATCGTCGTCACGTCGGGGTTCACCATCCCCGGCGGGCTGCGGTCGTTCTCAATCGACGGGGCGCAGCGGTATAGGTTCTTGGTGCTGGGCGCCGTTCCATTCCTTTTTTACGCCCAGGGCGCGAGCGATGACACCGGCTTTCCCGTCGAGGTTCGCGACGTCACCGTTCAGCTGAAGGCGCAGGCGACGCTGACAACGTGCTTCGTCGTCGAGCAGGTTTCGTACGTCTCGACGGCGACGTTTTCGGATGCGTTCAGCGTGTCCGGCGTCGACATCAACGCATCGGCGGGAACCTGTACCAACGTGTTCGCTCACGGCAGCTATGCGACCGCTCTCGGGTTTCGCATCGGGCGGATTTACGTCGACAGGCTTGCGACCAACGGCGTCGCCAACTTCCTCGCCGTCGGGGACTCGAACGCATTCTGGCAGGACTGTACAGCGCGAAATGTGCTGATGGCATCAACGGGGGCGATGACGTTCGGGCAAGGAGCAGCGTCATCGGTTTTCAGCGGCATCATTGAGAACCTGTCCGGCAGCGTCGACGTTTCCCTGGGGTCTCGGTCGGTGGTGTCGATTCAGTACGCGCTCATCAGTTCTTTCACCGGCAACAGCGTCTCGCCGACCTTTGGCAAGGTGACGCTGATGCGCGTTGCGACGTCTGGGGCGCGCACACTGTCGGCCTATGACGTCGACCTCGACAATCTTGGCGGCGGCGGTGGTGCATCGCTCACGGCGGCAACCATCACGGTCCCGTTCGGGCTGCAGGAGCAGACGGCCACCGTCGTCGATGCTGGCGCTACAGCATTGAGCAAGATTATTGTCGCATGGGGTGCCGCAGTGCCAACCGACGAGAACGAGCCTGAAGCCAGTAACGTCACGTTTTCTGCCGTCAGCGGTGCTGGTGTCGTGCTCATTACGGTAAGCTCCAACGACCGTGACAACGTCGGCGGGGCGTATAAGGTTCTCTACATTCTCGGGTGAATCATGACTCAGCTTTTCGATGTTCGCGGGAACCCATTTGCGGGGCAGCTCGATGCCATCACCGGCGAGACCATCACCGACGCGCGCGCGGCGACGGCGACGGTGTCGGCACTCAATGCGACGACGGCGTGTGACCTCAACGGGAAAACCGTCGTCGCCGTCGACCTTCGTGCCGCGGCCTTCACGGGCACCGTCGTCTTTGAAGGGACCATCGATGGGGTCAACTGGTTCGCGTTGACGGGCCTTGTGGGCACGGTGACGGTTTCGCTCGTCACGGGCGCGGGCGTCGTCAACACGCAGGTCATGGTTGGCGTGTCTGGGTTTCGTTCGTTTCGCGTTCGCGTGTCGGCTTTCACTTCGGGCTCGCTCACGGTGGCGCTGCGGGCATCGATATCTAACTACGCAATCCTCGCGACCCCAGCACCAGCGCCGTTCTGCGTGACGGCGACGGCGGCCGTGAATACGGCGGTGACGTTGACGATTCCCGCGAACCCGGCGGGCCTGTTTCACCTTTTTACGCGCATCAACATCAAGCGATTTTTTGTGACCGCAGGCCTCGCCGGCACTACACCTACACTGGTGACGACGACGAACCTGCCCGGTTCTCTCGCGTTCTCGTTCGGTACAGCTGGCGCCATCGGGACCACCCTCGAAGAAGTCCTCGAACCATCGGCGCCGATAAAATCGGTCACGGCGGCGACGGCGACGACCATCGTTTGCCCTGCAGTCACCGACACTATCTGGCGCGTTACGGCGCTATACTTGTTGGGCGGTTGAACCATGAGCACCATCAGTCTGCGAAACTTCGAGCGGCACAACGTCGTCAACGACAACGGGCGATTGTCGACGCGGCGGGGGTTCGTCGTGTCGGTGTCGTCGTCGTCGTTTGGCGTGACGAACGGCGAATTCGTCGGCGGTTTCTCGGTGCTGGTCCCGTCGTCATCAGAGATGGAGCACTACCTTTTCGTCCAGGACGGCGAGACGGGACTCGTCACGATGGTCGTCACCGACGAGGAATGGATCCAGCGCTACCGCCTCGCCCTCGGGGCGCATCCCGACCAGCCGGTTTTCAGTTATGCGATGGTGAACAACCAGCTGATGATCAACGCGCCGTCGATGTCGGCGCCGTTGTACGGGTTGCCCGGTGGCGGGGCGATGCCTGCGGTGGCGACGCCCTCGAGGAACCCCGACACGACGGCGCTTGATGTGCCGCCGGGGCATATTTGCTCGTTCGGTGACCGGATGCCGATTGCGCAGGGGTCCATCGTCTATTTCAACGACCCCACCCTCGACCCTCGAACCTACGTCGGGGGCAATAACATCCCGCTGCCGGCGACGGTTCATGCCATCACGCAAGGGCCCGACGGCGCCCTGTGGATGTTCACTCCGGCCGGGGCCTACTCGATGGCGGCGGATGCCCTGGGGCAGGGGCAGAGTGTCGCCGGGTTCATCTCGCTGGTCCCGCAAGTGCTCACCTCTCGGCCTGGTGGTGCCTGTTCAACTCCGTTCGGTGTCGTCGCCCTCACCGTCGACGGGGTGACGGTGCTGAACGGCGGGAACTCCCGCGAGATTGGGTTCTCGTCGTACCAAGGCCGCCGAAAACTGACGCGCCCCATCGACGTGATGGACGTTCGCCAGTTCGGGCGAGTCTTTCCCACCTCGTTCGGCGTGCTCGTCGGGTTCGGGTCCGACCGAAACTACGCAGTCGCCGTCGATCTCAACGAGGGCACGACGTCGTTCTGGTACACCGGCCTCGCCGCGAACCCGCTGAACGTCGTTGGGACGTTGCGCACGCGCGACGGGGAAGACCTCATCATCAGTCGCACCGGCATTTACGCAATCCACACCAAGGGCCTGCGGGATTTCTCAGACCTCGTCGCCAACGACATTGCCGGGGCGCTCTGTGGGCGCGTGCAGTCAGGCCCACAAGAGAACCCGCTGGTGCGTCGGGTCTCAATCTCAGCGGCCAATGGCGGGGCCCCTGTGAGCGTCTGCGGGAATGGGGTGGTCGACAGCGGCAAGTCAACGACCGTCAACGGGGACACCGTCATCGAGACGGACCTTTGGGGCACGACCAACTGGGCAACGCTCACCGCTCGCAGCGTTCGCGCGACCCTGAACGTGCGCGCGACCGAGCTGGACCTCGAGGTGACCGTGAGCAGTATGGGCCGGGCCATTGTCGAGAGCGCCGACGTCCAGGCCGGCGGGACGTGGACGAACAAGAAAGAGACTCAGACATGACCGTCGCCAACGGCTCAACCATCCTCGCGGCAGACCTGAACGCGCTGACATCGTCGTCGTTGACGCTGATGCGAACCGACAACCGGCGACTGCCCGGATATGCCCCGCTCATCTTCACGTTCCAGGGCCTCATCAACGGGACGCCTGCAGCTCGTCGAACGGCGCGGTTCGTTGTTCCCGTGAACATGCTCGTCGACACGCTCGCGGTCATCACGACGCCGGCCACGTCAGCGGCGGCGACCATCACCGCCCGGGTCAGCGCCGGGGGCATCCTCGATGATTGGGCGATGGAGGTGACCGGCACCCTCGACACCATCGCCAAAAAACAAGCGCGATTGCTGTTCGACGGGAACATGGACGCCAAGCCGGGGCTGAATCAGGCGACGACGTCGCGCGTGGTGCGATTGCTGCCGAAAGGGGCTATCATCGACGTCAACGTGTCGACGACAAACGCCCTCGCTACCATGGTTGCAACCATCGTCTTGTGCTCACGTTCGAGCCTTGCCCGGGGGATTTCGTGAAGGTGCTCGCCTCGCAGCAGATTGTCCGATTCACGGCGGGGGACGCGCTTTCACCAACCGACCTCAATGAGCTATTCTTGTACTCGAAGGACGCCCTCGCCGACGTCAGCGAGAAACGCTACGCCCTCGCGGCGCTGACGTTTCCCTTCAACAAGGACATGGCCGGCGGGATTGCAAACATCGACACCATCGGGACGCGGACGCAGCGCTTCACCTGCCCCGTGGCCTGCACCGTCGTGCGTGCATTTCTGAACGGCAACGTCACGGCGGCGTCGGCGATGACGATTGCACTCAAGCGAGCGGTCACCGGGGTCGTTCCCACCGGGGCGACGACGCCGTACCTGAACGTCGCTGCGGGGGCGACGACAGCCTCCGACGTCGACGACACCAATATTCAGAGCGTCACCCTCGACGCCGGGGTAAGCTACGACCTCATCATCGAGGGCGTCTCATTCACGACCGAGCGTTGCGACGTCGTCCTGCACGTCCAGGTCGACCGCTGGCGAGCTGGCGGGTTCCTCGACGTCCCCGATTTCGCCTTCGCCGACTTCACCGACGGGCTGGCCGATGCGTTGCTCGTCGGGAGCGCTGGCGTTGGGGCGACGGTGGAGCTGGCGGTTCAGGTCGCCAAGCTCACCGCGCGGGGGATGACGGCGGCCATGGCGACGCATACCGTTTTCAGCGGCTTCACCACGCCGGCCAACCTCCTGCGAGTGCTACCGGTCCCGTCGTCGGCGCGGTGCTCCTCGCGCATCGTGCGCGCCTACCTGACATCATCGGCGAACGGCACCGGCAACACGGTCTCGGCTGTCGTGAAGGACTCGGCGGGCACGACGGTAGCGACGCTCTCGAACAACCATGCCGTCGACCTGCTTATGACGGCCGACAGCGGGGCCCTGGCCATCGCGCTAAACGGCGGGGTGGAACTCCTTGCGCAGGATTTTACCGTGCAATTTGCCGCCACGGCCGGCGTCGTCGAACGTGCGTCTCTCCTCCTTTGGTTCGAGTGGTGAACACGATGAAGGGCCCCCACGACGTCGCACGAACGCAGCTCGGGGTCAGCGAGGCCACCGGAAAAAACGACGGCATCCCGGCCCAGCGGTACATGCGCGGGGACGCCCTCGCCTGGTGTGCCGGGTTCGTCCTGTGGTGCATCCATCAGTCAGACAATCGATGGCGCCATGCGTTCGAGGCCCAGCACTACAAATGCCGCCGGGTCTCGGGGTTCATCGATGTCGCCGGGGAGAATGGCGTCTTCCGTCCTCGCAAGGGCTACGACCCCCAACCGGGCGACGTCATTTTTTTCGCCAACGCAACGAGCGACGTCGGGGTTGCGGGGAATCACTGCGGAATCGTGGAGCATGTCACCGAGGGCCGGGTGCATACCATCGAGGGGAACAGCTCGAACAAGGTGGCTCGGCGGGACTACGCTGTCGACGACAAGCGTATCTCGGGATATGCGAGTCTCGCATGAGCACGAGGACACACATGACCAAGAAACCAGACCAACCGCAGCTCGTCGACGCCCAGGCCGTCAAAGTGCCAAAGCATCGGCACCCGACCAACCTTCGAGGGTGGTACGCGCAGTCGAAATACCTGACGAACCAGTTCGTCCCCCTCGCGGTGCTGCAGACCCTCTCGCAGCTCGCCGACGATGACGGGGTGTGCTCGCTTGTCGAGGCAAAGCAGGAGATGAATCAGGAAATCCTGTTCGCCATGCTGCGGATGCTGACCCTCATGGGTCACATCGACGTCGACGGCGAGCGCATCATCATCAAGTCAATCCCCACCACCAAGGACACCAGCCAATGACCGAGCAAAAGTTCACGATTGTCGACCGCCGCAACACCGAGGACGCCGCCGAGGTTGCTCCCGTCACCCCCGACGGCATCACCCCTGCAGCCATCGACGGCGCCGTGAGCGTCCACGAGCTGTATTCATGCGGGCTGCCCATCGGCGCGTTCGCCGACGTTGCACCGAACACCGTGCTTCTGCTGCCCCTGCGAAGGCCGGCGAAGTCGACGGGCGGGATTGTGACCGCTGTCGACGAGGTGAAGGGCACCCTCGGGACGGCCTGCATCGCCTACGTCGTCGCCGGCATCGGCACCGTCGAGGCCGCAGCGGACCAGCATCCGCAGACGTGGGTGAGCGTCGACCCGGGCGACGTCGTCGTGGTGCGTAACGCGATGTTGGAACCGCTGCACCCTGACCTTGAGCCCCTGCTGATTCATCGCCGGCATGTGTTGGCGAAGGTCCGTCTGCGCGACGAGCTGGTCGAAGGGTGAGATGACGACAGCCAAACGGCGGGACATTTTCGACACCGGCGCGGTCTCGAAGGCGACGGTCGACAAGAGCGCGGCGGACATTCCCGCCGACGCTTGGGTCCCGCGCGTCCCTGTCATCGAGGGCGTGGTGATGACGTTCGACGAGGCTGCGGACGAAATCCAGCGCGTCACGAGCATCAACGCCGCGCGCTATATTCACGAACTTGAGATGCTGGCGACGGCATGGCGGGGCGATGTGACGTTGGCGGGCACGTCAGCCAAGGCGGCGATGCACCTGCTCTCCCTCGCCGCCGGCGCACCCGAGAAACGCAACAAGCCCGCCCCGAAGGTCTCGCGGCGCGTCGACGAGCTGCGGGCGTTGCTCACTGGCGACGACGAGGGCGAGGCGTGAAGCGGCCCATCCTCGACGTCGCCCGGCGGCTGTCGGGCTTGCTGATGATACTGAATCAGGAGCAACAGGGGGCCATCAGCCGCTGGCGCATCACCGACGCCCAGGTGGAAGTGCTCGAGGCCATCCTCGAGCACGAGCGCACCATCGTGCTGAAGGGCCGACAGATGGGCGTGTCGACGGTGAGCCTGCTCGCCGTCCTCGCCTTCGCCATCGCAAACCCGGGCGTCCCCTGCGCCATTGTCGCCGACACTCGCGACAAAGCTCAAGGTCTGCTTGCTCGCCTCGCCGGGTGGTGCGACCAGCTCGGCATCGAGGTGGGCGCGCGCAATAAGGGCAGCGTGGAGCTGGCGAACGCGGGGCCCGATGGGGTGTGCACGGTCATCGATGCGCTCTCGGCCGTCTCTCGCGCCGAGGGTGGGGAATCGCGGGTGGGTCGCTCGAAGTCCTACGGGTTTATTCACGCCAGCGAGCTTGCCTTCTGGCTGTCGGATGCAGCGGTGTTTCGCGGGTTGACGTCGACGGCGTTGCCCGGGGCGCGCATCGTCATCGAGTCCACGGCCAGCGCGGCCGACAATCTTTTCCGCACCCTGTGGCACGGGGAGGATGAGGGCAGCGCCGACGAGTGGCACCGGGTCTTCCTCCCCATCGAGCGTCATCCGGTCTATCAGCGGGAGCCGTCGACCATCGACGAGGACACGTGGCTGACCCTGTCGGGGACGCGGTACGGGTTCACTCAGCGAAGCACGGCGGCCTGGTGGTGGCATCGCATGCGCGTTGATTTCGCGGGCGACGAGGACGGGGCCATGCGGGAGTTTCCCCAGCTCCCCGAGCACTGCTTCTCGTTCGCGCGCGGCCGGTGGATTCTCCGCTTCACCGATGCGCTCGTCGTCGCTGACGGCAAGTGGGATGGCAAGGCGAAGCGCTTCGACGGGTGGCACCGGTACCGCGATGCGCTGCCGGACGAGCCGGTGGTATTTGGCGTCGACGTCGCGGCCGGCGGGGGCGGGGACTCATCGGCAATCGTCGTCTTGTCGTTGTTGACGGGCACCATCCTCGCGACTTGGGTGAGCAACAGCACAAGCCTCCCTGACCTTGTCGAGATGGTGAAGGACACCGCCGAGCGCTACGTCCCGCAGACCATCGTCGTCGAGAGCAACGGGGTGGGCGTCGGCGTGTACGAGACGCTGAAACAGTTCTCGAGGTGGCACGTCACAGAGCAACGCAGCGGCGAGGAAAAACACTTTCGGCTGCAGCGCCTGAAGCTCGCCATCGAGCAGGGCGTCGTGCCCATCGGGCCCGAGCTGGTCGTCGAAATCAAGTCGTCGAACATCCAACCGCCGACGGGGCCGAAGGGTCGACCGTCGTATGAGGGCCTTGACGACTGCCTGAACGCCCTCTCGTTCGCGCGGGAGTTCTATCTCGACGCGCTGCCGGCATCGGTGCCTGTCGACGTCGTCGCCAGCATCGACCATAGCGTCATCATTCACTCGTCGAGGGCGCTACGCCGAGGGTCACGAGAGCGATACTGACCCCAGAAAGGCCGAACCCCACCCCTAGCAGAATCGCAGGGGCAGGGTCCACGTGCTGTTGCTTAGGCTGCACCTCGACAGGTTGCCATCGGCCTCACCCGAGGTCAACGGGGCCAACGTCACCCGGCACGGCATCCCAGGCGGCCATGGCTTTGTCGGCGCGCCATTGGATAGCGGCGTCCGGCGCAATGCTGCTGTGATACTCGCGGGCGGCGTAGTAGCGCAGGGCCTTAGCCAGGTCCTCGGCCAGTCGCAGCCGCGCGGCCTGCGCGACAACCTGCACCCCGAGGGCCCATTCTCGGGCCTCGGCCTGGGCGAGGGCCTGGGCTTGCGGGTCGATGTCGCCGACGGGCATCACCTCGATGCGCAGCAGCGGGCGGGTGTCGTGGTCGGTGCTTGCCCGGGTCCGGCCGGGCTTGGTCGACCGACCGGTGACGACGGCGGGCGACTGCATGTAGACCCAATGCAGCCGGGCGCTGGCGTCGTCGACCCCGAGGAACGCAGCGACCTCGTCCCGCACGGCTTTGCAGGCGGCAGAGAGGTTGTCGTTGTCGAGGGGCGTGGTGACGAACGGGCGGACAATCGTCACGCGCGCGCCCAGCTCGGCGCGACGGAGTGACACCGGGTCGCCGCGCCAGTCGCCGGCGGCGAGGGCGAGGCGGGTCGCCTCGCGCTCGGCGGCGACGCGGGCCGCGCGGACGCGGTGGTGCTCGCGGTTGTTCTGGCCGCGCGCGAGGGTGGTCTCGACGCGGGCGGTGATGGTCGTGCTCATCGGTCCTCGCGGGTCGTAAATGAGTCGAGGGCGCGCTGCCGGCGACGGCTGCGCAGGGCGTCGTCGACGGCCTCGCAGGCAGCGACGACACCGAGGGCGGCACCGATGGCAACGGCGCCGACGAGGGCGATGATGCCGATGCTCATCGGAACCCCGGGCGGCGCCACCTGCGGAACGTGGTGGGCTTCGAGGGCTTGCTGAAAAACTGCCCGATGGCGTCGACCACGCGCTGCTTGCGGGCCAGCTCGTCGGGGCTGGGGGCATGCTCGGCGCATTGCTCGCCCTGGTCGCCGGTCAGCGTCGCCCCACACACTGGGCAATCGTGGGTCCAGCGGGGCTCGTTGTCGTCGCTCATGGCTCCTGCCCCTCGACAGGGGCCTGGACAAGCAAGCGCTCTAAGTGCTGCAGTCGGGCGAGAGTGGCGGCGAGGACGAGCCCCGCAGCGGTCTCGCCTGCGCTGGTGCGCTCGCGGTCGATGAGGCTGCGCAGATGACGCAGCTGGTTGTCGGTGAGAGGGGGGGTCATGGAATCACCGGCCCGATGACGGCGCCGGTCTCGTCGTCGACCACGAGCTGCGCGAGCGAGGGGCTCGGCCATCGCCAAGTCCGCTCGGTGGGCGTCGCTCGGTACCGCACGTTCAGCGCGTCCGTCGTCGACAAGTGGACGAAAACCGTCAGGTCGACGGCATCGAGGTCGCCGACGGTGACGACGATGGCGGGCCAGCTCGCGCCGTCGCGGTCGGTGTAAATCACAATGCGGCCGGGCGTCGGGGCGGTGATTTGGCTCATCGGGGGACCTCGGGGAGGGTGTAGGTGGACGTGGTGGCGCGCAGGTCGGCCTCGCGCAACAGGCGCTCGATGACGGTGACGGCCGGGGCGCTGCGGTGACCGACCACCGACAACACCAGGCGGCAGCGGTGAGGCCGCTGGGCCACGACATCGGCAGGGGTGCGGCACTGGTACCCGGCGGCGGCGCCGCAGAGCTCACAAGGGACATCAACGGCCCACATTTTCAGCCTTTCGCGTTTGTGTTCGACACCATCATCGACGACCGACCACGCGAGCAATCAAAAAAGCTGCGGCGTTTTGCCGGAGGGTCGGTGGACGGACTTGGACACACTGGTTTTTTAGGGTGCGTCCACCGTTTTACGGCTCTGTGAAGCCGTTTTATACCCCTTTTCTGTCTCTTGGACAGACTTTTGTCAAAAAACAGCCTTTAGAGAAACGACCTTCCGCAGTTGAGTTGCGGCCCTGTATCTGCCGCAACATCCGCATTCCTGCGTCCAGTGCGTCCAACCAAAAAAAAACGGCTTTGTGCAGCCGTTTTTTCGGGGTCGCATGGCCAAAAACCAGTGCGTCCAAGTCCGTCCATGCGTCCAGGCTCGTCGGCCTAAGTCCATGATTTATCAGCGCTGTCGTTTTCGCCGTCGTCCTGCGGGGAGTTTGACGACCCCACTCCGCGCAATTGCAGCGCTCGATATCGGCGCTCGCCGGAAATCTTGCAGGGCTCGTACCCTCGGCTCTTGACTTCTGTGCCAAAAGCGTTTTGTCCCCCTGCGCTTTCCCCTCGGTCTTCACACCATGAGCGAAAGGCCTTCCACATCACGCCGGCGGAAATCGTCGCCATAGCGGCCCGCTCGCAGCGCTCTTCAATGAACTGCCCCACTCGGTCGGACTCCTCGCGGTAGTCGGCGGTGGCGTCGAGGACTTCCTGCGGCGCAACGAGGCCCAGGCGCTGCCAGTCGAGGCACCAGCGGACGATGAGGGCCAGCACACCGGGCAGCTCGGCGTGGATGCGCGCCTTCAAGCCCAAATCCTCCCTGCCGACGAACGAGACGCCAAACGGAATCACCCTCATTCGAGCCCACAGTGCCGGGTCTCCACCTCTCACCCTCGGCTTGTAGTTGGTCTGCAAAAATAACTTTTGAGTCGGGGAGAAGCTGAAGAACTCGCCGCCCATAAATCGCGCGCGGATGGTGTCCCCGCCGGTGAGCTTCTTCAACATGCCCTCGTTCAGCTTGTCCGACGGTCGAAGCTCGGCGGCGACGCCAAACCGGACCCCGAGGAGCTGCGCGAACATATTCGGATGCGGGTCATTGCGGGCTTCGAGGATCACGTCGTTGGGCAGGGCGGTGGCATAGGGGCCCAGCGCCGAGAACACGGCCTCGACGAGGGTGCCCTTTCCGTTGCGCCCGGTCTGGCCCCACAGGACAGGAAAAACATGCTCGCGGATGACGCCCGTCGCAGCGTACCCGATGCACCTCCCGAGGTACTCGCGGGTGTCGGCATTGGGCAGCACCTGGGCGAGGAACGCGGTGAAGGTCGGGCAGGCTGCGGCGGGATCGAACATGACGGGGATGATGCGGGTGCAAAGGTCCTCGCGGCGGTGCGGCTGCAACTTCCCCGTGCGTAGGTCGACCGTCCCGTTTTTGCAGTTGAGCACCCAAGGGTCGACGTCAAGTTCGTTGCTGGCGACGCTGATGCCGGTCTCGCTGGCGGCGAGGGTGAGCATCGCCGCGCGGCGTGATGCGGCCTCGCTGCGTTCGGCGTGACGACGCAGGAGAGTTTTCTTGGCAATGTCGGGTTCGCCGACAGCGTCGAACTGCCATGACCGTGCGACAGCTTTTGTCGCATGCAGCGCGGCAGCGTCGCCACCTCGCTCCCAATGTGTGCCGGTCCAATGCAGCCACACGTCCTCGTCGACGAGGTAGCGAAAGTCCTTCCCGTGCATCCTGACCCAGCGCTCAGCGTTGCCGCTGTCGGTGAGGTAGTCGGCAGCACCATTGGCGGCGGGCGGGGCTGGCTGGATGACCCCGGCGACGACTGACAGGCGGGCGTCGAGGATGAGCGCTTGAAGGCCCTCGCGCGTCCCGCCGGCCGCAATCCAATCGGCGGCATCGGCGCCCTTCTGATTCTGTGATGTGCTGATGGTCAGCACCTCGGCGGCGACTCCTCGCAGCACGCTGCCAATCTTTGCCATGGCCGCGCGGCCGACGTCATCGTTGTCGGGCCACAGGGCGAGATGGGCTCCACGAAAATGCTCGGCGAACTGCGGGCTCCACGTCGTCCGCTCGCCCTCCCCGACGGCGCCGGTACCACCGGCCCAGGTGGTGGCGACGATGCCAAGGGCGGCGACGGCATCGGCGGCTTTCTCTCCCTCGGTGAGGACGATGAAGGCGCCCGAGGCCCGGGCGGCGACGAGCTGCGGGAGGCGGTAGGGCAGCTGCACCGAGGCCTTGCCCGGGTACCCGTCGCCCTGGTGCTGCGAGTAGGACTTTCGCTTGCCGTTGGATTTCCCGTCGCGACCTCTCCCGGGCTCCCAGCGCTTCACCGAATAGGCGCGGGCCCCGTCGGCATCGAGGTAGTGCCACTCGGCAACGATGCGCGGGGACTCCTCGGCTGCCTCTTGTAGAGGTATCCCGGCGATGGTCGACAGCTCTTCAAGGGCGGCGGCGAACCCGACACCACGGAGGCGTTCGAGCATCGTCAACGCATCACCACCGGCCCCACACGCGCGGCAGATGTAGACGCCCTTGACGTCGTCAATGTCGAGGCTTGGGCTTGTGTCCTTGTGGAATGGACACACCGCAGAATAGTGGGGGCCGTGCTCGTGTTTGACCCGCTGGCAGAAGACGCGGGCAACGGCGGCCATCGACGACGCTCGCTTGACGTCGTCGATTGATTGCTGGGTGTATTTCACTGGGGTGCCTCGTCGTGGTGCGCACGCGTGTCGTGTGTGCGAGCGCTGGTTGGGTCGTGTTCGATGGGGGCTCGTAGTTGCCAGAGAAGCGACGGGGCGGCAATGACACCAGCCCCGTCGCTTCGTGCTGCGCTCAAATGTGGCGCAGCTTCATCGCGAGGGCATACGCCTTCGCGTCGGCTCGTCTTTGTCTGCTGCGCTCTTTGCTCGCCGCAGTGTCTTTGGCTCGTTGCGCGATGGTTTTTTTCCTCTCGCATGCGGCCTTCGCGACGAGGTCGGCGTACTTCTCCGGCGGTATCAGCTCGTCCTCGAGAGACCGGACGGGCAGCGCCGGAGGTCGCGGGGTGTCGTCGTCACCCCAGGTGAGAGCCCACCCGTTGATGTCGGTCTGCGTCGTCATGCGTCACCTGGTGGTGCTCGGTGGTGAATCAAATGGAACAGGTCATGCGCGGCAACCTCGAGGTCCACCCGGTCAATCAGGGCCAGCGACCGTCGCCCGTCGACGAGGAGCTGGATCCACCATTTGCCCGTCGGCCCTCGGACGACATTCGTCGCGCTCAGAATGCTCCCTCGCAGGCCTGCGCGCAGCTCAAGGGCGGCGAGGGTGACGACGAGCTGCGGGGGCAGCACGCGATTATCGAGGGTGAGTTGCTCACTCATTGTCCACCTCACCCTCTCCCACGTCGTCGGCGGCGAGGGCCTTCGCCTTGCGCTTCGCCTTGGCCTTTTTTTCGACGCGCGAGACCAGGTGCTCGGCAAGCCATGCGGGGATGTCCTCGCGTTCGACGGTGGCGGGCATGCCGGCGGACTCGCAGACGGACTCGATGGCCTGTAGCTCAGTCTCGATTTGGTTGGCGTTCGCCTGTTCAAGCGCAAGCGCTTTCATCGCCAAGCCTCTTTCCCCGTCGACGATTTGACCGGCCAGCTCGGTCACGGCCTGGGCGACGACATCGATGGCGGCGCCGACGTCGCAACGGGCGGCAACCTCGGCGGCGGCGCCGTTCACCGGGCGGATGGACTCGGCGAGGGCGCGCACCTTGCTGGTAAGCGTCCTGATTTCCTCGTCCCACATATCGTCGTCGGCGTCGGCGTTATCGGTGGCGCCTTTGATGCTCGCATGATGCGCGGCCTTGGATTTGGCCAACTCCTCCTGCGTCCAGGCGAGCGACTTGCGCAGGCTCTCGGTCTCGCCGTCGGGCCACGCGGTGGCGACGGCGATGATGTGCGCGAGCAGCTGGTGGATGCTGTCGACCACCTGCACCTGCCCGTCCTCGACAACGAGCAGCTCCTGCACCGTCGTGTGTGTCTCCTCGGCGAGGATGGCGCGGATGTCATCGAGCCCGACGGTCATGCTGTCGACGGCAGGGCGGGCGTCCAACTGGCGATGGGCCTCGGCCAGCTCGGTTTTGAGTGCGTCGACCTGGTGACCGTGCCGACTCGCGGCGCTGATTGCGGCCTCCTCGAGGTCGGCGAGGACGTCGCGGGTGAGGCGGGCGCGGGCTCGGATGCGCTCGCGGTCGGCGTCGTGGGTAACAATGGCAAAAAGTTCTTCGGTCATGTGTGTTGCTCCTGGTGGCCGTGTCGAAGGTGCCCCGTGTCGCCGGGGCCACGCGATGCGGGCGAGCGGTCAGTCTTTTTTCCAGCCACCGACGACGGCGGCGGCGACAATGGCGGGGGCGTCGGGGATGACGGCGGCGATGCGCGCGACCATATCGGCGTGCTTGGCGGCGCAGGCGTTGACGTCCTCGGCACTGGCGATGTCGGCGAGGATGGTATCGAGCGTCGTCTGCGCCTTCGCTCGTTTCTCCTCGGTGGTAGCGGTCTTCTTCGCCGGGGCCGTCGCGACCACCAGCGGCTGCACGACGTACGGTTTCCGCGATGCCTTCGAGGCGGTCAGCGAGAGCGTCACGGGGCGGGCCAGCTCGCTCATGTGCGAGATACGGATGCCACCGACGGCGGCGCCACCGAACACGACGCTATCGTCGCGAAAGAGCGTCATCGAGCGGCCGACGTAGGCGCCACCGTCGCGGCCCCAGACGTGGACGAGGACGCGCCGCATGGACTTGCAAGGCAGGTATGGCTTTCCCCCATCACCCTCGAAATGAACGGCCACGGGTTGGTCACCCTGCCCCGTCGACGCGCGGGCCTTGACGGCGGTCACGAGGATGGTTCGAGGGCCGACGATAAGGTCGTCAGCGTTCAGCTGGTCGGATTTGGGCGCGATGGTTGCGCCAAGGTCGATGCCGGTCATGGTGTGCTCCTGGTGTCGTGTGTGTTCGCGGTGGTCAGATGACGATGGTGTCGTCACGGCGCTCGGTGGGAATGAGCCGGTAGTCCTTGCCGCTCATGCGTTCCACCATTTTCGCATATTTCTCGTCGAGAGCGGCGTGGAACTTTGTCGCAGCTTCGACAATGGCGGCCTGTACTTCGAGGTCGCCAAAGATTCGTAACGTGAGCATTGGAAGCCCAGCGCAGAAGGAAACGAAGTCGCACCATGAGCGCTCACTCACAAGCAAGCCCGTCTGCACCTGCAATAAGAAATCGGCGGGCATCTTGTCTTCGTCGATGGTCTGCATTTGGAATCGGCCCTTGCGCGATTTGACCTCGACAAGCCCGTCGATGCCCACAAGAGCGTCGGGGGAATATCCCAACGCAAAGCCCCACTTGTCGTTGGTGATGAACCCAACGCGTTCAATCTCGCCGTAGTTCTCGGCGTAGATTTCGAGGGCGTCGACCTCGTCAACCTCGCCGCGCAGCATGTCGTCGCCAATGTAGCTCGGTTCGACGTACTGCGTGACACGCTGGGCGAGCAGCTCGTACAGGTGAGACCGGCTCTTGTCGTTGTCGGCGGCCTTCAACTTCGCAGGCGTGACGATCTGCTTCATCTCGCTGGCCGTGAGCAGTCCGCAGCGAGCCTGCAGCCACTCGGGCGAGCCTTGAATCAGCTCCTTGTAGACGGTGATGGTCATGGTGTTTCTTTCTTTGTTGGTTTTGGTTTTGGCAGAGCGTTGATTGCATCGAGAAAGTTTGACGGCGTCGTTCCTGCCCCTCTGCCGTTTCGCTGGTATGTCGTTTTGACAGCTGACGTCGTCCCCTTCTTTGATTTCATGACAGCACCTTGAAGTCTTCGGTAGCGGCGTAGAGGCGGACAACATTTTGGCCGGTGGCGAACAGCATGATGGCGCGAACGGCATAGGGGTACTGCGCTCGTCCCCGGCGGCTGTTGCGGTCATTGGACAACCGCAGGATGCACGTCGCCGAGTCTGGGCCGTCCCATGAGCCACGGCGGTATTCGTCGCAGAACTTCAAGGCAGCGGCCTCGTTGATGACGGCGGCGCGGACTGCACGAGACAGGGCGCCGATAACTGCGCTCGGTATGACGTCGCCGAGGACCATTTGACGCAGCAATGCGCCATGCTTTCCGGCCACAAACATGGCGACCTCAGTCTTTGACGCATGGCGGGCGGCGTATCCGACGACTGCGAAGTTTGCGGCGGCGGCAAGCTTGTTCGTGTTCAGCTCACCGGCCAGGTGTAGCACGTCGGCGGCGGTGCGTCGGCTTGCGTCACCGATGACGTGGAAGGTGCCGGCCTCGCAGTCGCGAAACACCAGCGACGTGATGCTCACACCGCTTTTGATGACGGCGGAGAGTCGGTGCTGCCCGTCAATGAGACTGCCGTCCTTGGCAAACGCAATCCCCTCGTGAGTGCATTGCCAGTGGCCTGCAATCATGGACTCGGCCAGGGCTTCGACGTGTTTGGATTTCAGGGTGCGGTTCGCTGTGTTGCGTTCGAGGTAGGCGGCGGCGGTGGTCGGGGTGATGGTCTCGGTTGATGTGTGCATGTTCAGGTGTCCTTTTTCGCAAGAGTCGTGAGGGCGAGGGCGATGGATTCGAGGGCGGCGACGCGGCGGGCTTGCAGGGTTTCCTTCTCGGTTTCGTTCGACGGCGGTGGCGACGTCGATGGGCGGGGGCGGTTGATGTAAGCGTGAGTCTGCGCGGCGCATTGTTTGGCGATGACGTCGGTCACGTTGCAGAAGTCATCGACGAGGTCGTGGGCGAGCTGCTCGAACTCCAGGCGGTCGAGGAACGTCCCGCGCACCAGCGCATCGTGGGCGCCTTTGCGGTTGAAACTGCTCATGCGTCACCGTCGACGGCGCCGTAGTTGATAAATGCGGTTCGGTTCCCCTCGGGCTTCGACGCACGCCATAAGCGCATCTCAGCGACGTTGCAGTAGAACATGAACCCGGCGGGCGTCGTCGGGCATGCGACCTGGTCGTGTGGCGCGCCAGAGCGACACCAGCGGGCGATGGTTTTTCGGTCGACGCCCATCATTATCGAGGCCTGCGCCAGCGTCGTGTTTCGTTTCGGTTTTTTCTTGGCCATGCGTGCTCCTTCAGGCGTCCTCATCAGGACGAGCCACCGTGTCGGTGCGCCTTGCTCGTCGTCGGGCGGCGAATCCAAGCGCCCCCCGATTCGGTTGTTGTCCCTGCAGCGGAATGCTGCAGGGCAACCATTCTCCCGCTGCGTCGAAATCA